AGCACAAAGCAAAACCCACAAGGGTTAACTACTTTCAAGAATCGCTCTACAAATCCAACAAATGGCGCAAGTTTAGAGCTGCAATCATAGCAAGGCGCGGAGGTGAGTGCGCTAGCTGTGGAGCTACACCTGAAGGTAAAGACCTACACCTGGACCACATACAACCACTGACCCAAGGTGGTGACCGATGGAACACCTTGAACATTCAGATACTGTGCAGACAGTGCCACGGATCAAAGACCGCGGCCGAGGTTTGGGGGGTGGGGTCCAAACAATACACGAAGGAGCCCGATTCCGCGTCAGCCTCGTCTTTACTCCATCAAGACGACCTCAAACTCCCCTTCCTATGAACCAGGAGCTCCAAATATGGCTGCGCGTGAAAGCGGACTGCGAAGCAAGCATCGAAAAGCACGGCGCAATAATCGAAGCGCTAACCGACCGGGGCCAGTTGGTAATCCGAAGCAACCCGGCTATTGCTTCACTGGCCCAAGCCAAGCGCATGATTGAAAAACTGCGCAAAGAAGAAAACAACCAAATGACCCTAGAGCTATGACCTGGACCGAAGAAACCATCGAGCGGTACTGTGTACTTACTGAAGATGCCGCAGCTGGCACCCCGGTCAAGCTTATGGAATGGCAGCGGGACCTTATCCGCCGGAGCGAAGGCAAGCGCATGGTTTGGCTGGAGATCCCTCGGAAGAATGGTAAAAGCGCATTCATTGCTATGCTAGCCATTGCCCACCTACTCAAAGGCTGGAAGGATAACTCAAACCCGCAAGTAATAATCGCGGCAGCCACCAGGGAGCAGGCGGGCGTACTGTTCGGCTACGTCCGGAACACTATTTTAATGAACCCGGTACTGAAGCAGGCGCTGATACCTTACCGAAAGGAAATCCACCTACTTAACAAGCCTGGGTTTCTAAAGACAATCACCAGCGACGGCCTGAGCAACCACGGAGCAAACCCTTCGCTGATCCTATGCGACGAAATCCACGCATGGAATGAGCACAAGGGACCGGAGCTGTGGGAGGCGCTGCGCACATCGATGGCCGCACGCCCTAGCCAAATGATAGCCATTACAACCGCAGGCGGAGCCTTCACCTTTGCGCACAAGTGGCACGAATATGCTACCAAGGTACTGAACGGCGACGTAGACGACCCCAGCTTCCTGCCCATAATCTACGGAGCCAAAGACACAGAGGACCCGCACGATCCTGCAGTTTGGGCAAAGGCAAACCCTAGCCTAGGCGTGACCGTTACGATGGAGTACCTGGAGGAACTGAGCCGCACGGCTAAGTTTGACGAGCCTACCCTTTTATCACTCCGGAAGCTGCACCTAAACCAATGGGCCGGAAGCGCACAACCGTACATTGAACTAGGCAGCTGGAACCGCTGCCTACAAAAGGAGCCCGCCGCACTAGGTACCTGGCGCTGTTATATGGGCGTCGACCTTGCAGCTGTGAACGACTGGACCGCCTACGTCCTACTTTTTTGGGATGGAGGGGAGCGCTTTTACACGAAGCAGTTTTACCAAATCACCCAGCACTCCATGGACAAGCGAAAGAACCGCTACCCGAACCTGGTGCGCAACTGGATGAAGGGCGGGCACGTCGAGGTAATCGAGGGCGAGGTAAACACCACGCCGGACCGCGTGCGCAAGATCTTCGAAATCTGCGAGGCTTACCCAGTGGAGGCTATCTTCTTTGACCCATGGAACGCAGCGGAAACAATCGACCAGGTACGGCAGCGCTACGGTGCAAAGTTTTGTTTTGAGGTACGGCAGGGCGTCCTAATGATAAACGAGCCAATGAAATTACTCTACCGCCTGGTGCAGCAGAAGCGCATAGGGCACGACGGCAACCCAGTGACTGCCTGGCACATTTCAAACACAAACCTACAAATAGACAAAAACGACAACTGGACCTTCAACAAATCCAAGGCTCCGGACAAGATAGACGGCACGGCTGCGCTCATTACAGCGCTGGCCGGATACGTCCACAACGCACAAGCAAATACTTCAGTTTACCAAACTGAAGATATTGTTTTCGTATAATTTGGATGCATAGAATGTAATTCGTAACCTTTGCGCAATGGCCTCCTTTCTTCAACGAGTAACCCGAAGCATTTCGGGAATTATTAATCCGAAGCCTTGGCTTTTCCAGCTGATAGGTGGAGGCCAAACCAACGCCGGAGAAACAGTCAACAGCAACAACGCGCCCACGGTGCCCACCGTCTACGCTTGCGTTTCCCTGATTTCCGATACGATCGCTTCGCTTCCTTTTCATTTATTCGCGCAAACGGAGCAGGGAAAGGTCCGCGTGGAGGGCCAACTTGACCAGCTTGTAAGCCGCAAGCCTTCCGAGGCATACAACAGCTACTACTGGAGGCAGGCGCTTATTAATAGCCTGCTGCTACGCGGCAATGCCTATGTGCTGCCAGTCCGGAATCGCGGACGGATTACGGCCTTGGAAATGATAGACACCGATTTGGTGACCATCGATACCACCAGCGGCCGACTGATCTACAGCCTCTACCTTCCCGGTGGCATTACCATGCGCCTGGAGCCTTCGCAAATAATCCACCTCAAGGCGTGGACCATCGACGGCATCAACGGCTTGAGCCCCATTATTTACGCAAAGGAAACCATCGGCACGGCCATGGCGGCGAACAAGCACCTCGGCGGTTTCTACGGAAATGGCGCAATGCCTAAAGGCATCCTGCAACTGGATGGCAGCATCCGTGACGTCGAGCGCTTAAAGGACCTCGGCCGCCAATTTGACCAGCGTTACTCCGGAGCTAACAGCGGCAAGACCGCCGTACTGACTGCCGGAGCCGAGTACAAGCCAGTGAGCATTTCAATGCAGGAGGCACAGTACATCGAGAGCATGAACTTTGGCGTAGAGGAAATCTGCCGCATCTTCAAGGTACCACCTCACAAAGTGGGCCACATGCAGGGCGTAAGCCAAAACGCATCCATCGAAGCGCAGAACGCACAGTTTGTAAGCGACTGCATCCGCCCGCTTTGCGAGCAAATTGAAATGGAGTTTACCAACAAGCTGGTAACTGGAGCGCTGGAGTTTGAGCTTGACCTCAAAAGCCTGATGCGCGGCGATATGATGGCCCAGGTTCAGCGCAATGTTTCCTACTGGAACATTGGCGCCATCAGCGCTAACGAAATCCGCAAGAGCGAAGGCATGACTCCCATCGAGGGCGGCGACGAGTACAACAAACCCGCTCACATGAGCGTAACTGGCGATATACAAAATGGAACAATCGACCGAGAAGAAGGAGATTCGCAGCTTACCGCTTAACGGCGGAGCTGAGGAAGGGCTCATCTTTGGCTATGCGGCCAACTATGAAGCCTACGACATGGGCGCTTTTAACGAGCGCATAGAGCGCAGCGCTTTTGCCGAGGTGGACAGCTTCGACATTCACGCGCTATTGAACCACAACTACGACTACGTCCTAGCACGCCGCAATAAAGGCAAGGGCACGCTGGAACTGCGCGCGGATGACCAGGGCCTATACTTTGAGTTTACGGCACCTGAAACCTCCACCGGAAAAGAAGCCCGCACCCTAGTGGAGCGCGGCGATTTGGATCAGGCGTCCTGGGCTTTCACTGTTGCCGAGGAACGCTGGGAAAACGTGAAAGGTGAGAAACCCACGCGCGTTATTACTAAAGTGGCCGAAATTTACGACATCAGCCTGACGCCGCGCGGAGCAAACCCCTCTACCGCTGTGGCGATGCGAAGCCTGGAGAGCGCCCGCGCGGCCCAGGTGGAAGAAACCGAAATTAATTTAACCCCCATACAAATGGAAACAAAACCCGAAGGCGCCGAGAATCCAGGCGCTGGAGTGGACGCCTCAGCCTTCGCTGGTGGTTTCTCCGCTTCACAGAAAAAAGACCTGCGCTCCTTTAACATCGTTAAGGCAATCCGCGAAGCACGCAACGGCAAGCTGACCGGAATCGAGGCAGAAATGAACCAGGAAGGTATTGCCGAGCGCAACAAGCTGGGCGTAGAAAGCCGCGGCGAAAACCAGGCAGCCATCCACATGCCTGAGTTTTTGAACCGCGAATTGCGTACCAATACCGTAACTGGTGGAACTGGTGGCAACTTGGGCGGCGATTTGGTTTACACGGATCCAGGTAAGTACGTGGATTTCTTGTACCCCAACACTCCCATGCTTTCCTTGTGCAGCGTGGCTGAAGGCTTGACCGGAAACGTACAATTTCCAGTACAAGACAGCGACTACACTTTGAACTGGAACACGGAGACTGGCGCAGCTTCTGCCCAGGACTTGACCTTCTCTACTATCACCATGACGCCAAAGCGCTCGGTGATTGCAGCCGCTGTATCAAATCAGCTGTTGGCTCAAGAGTACAGCCAAGGCATCCAGGCCCGCATGATCAACCAGCTGAACCAATCCTTTAATAAAGGACTGGAGCAGGCTGTATTGACTGGTACTGGAGCCTCTAACCAACCTACTGGTATCTATACCGCTTTGAACGGTACGGCTCAGGACTTGGCCCTCGGCGCTTTGTCTTATGACGACCTCGTAGACATGGAAGCTTTGCTTGCTGCAAACAACGCTTTGGGCGGACGCCTGGGCTACGTTACGCACCCCAACGTAGTGGCTAAATTGAAGAAGACCAAGGTAGACGCTGGCTCTGGCCGCTTCTTGGTAGAGGGAATGCTCGACCCAGTGCAAACTGCGAACGGCTACAACATCTACAGCACGACCTTGAGCAAGAAGACCACCGGAACGCCTGACACCTACGGTATCCTTTTCGGTAATTTTGAAGATGTGCAAATCGGATTTTGGGGAGGTGCAACTTTGTTGATTGACCCCTATACCGAAATGCTGTCTTCTACGGTTCGTATCTACGTGGAGCGCTTCATGGACATCGCAGTTTTGCGCCAAAAGAGCTTCGTAATTGCTGACGACGTAACGATCTAATGACAACCGTCGACTTTACCCCTGCAGCTATTAACCTCACTGAGGTTAAAGCTTTTTGCCGCGTGGATGGGTCCGCAGACGACAGCCTGCTTACCTTCCTTTATAACGCAGCTTGTGACGAGGCGCTGAGCTATGCGCAGGTGGTAGTCGGCACTGCAACTGTAACGGTGGTGACCAACTGGGAAGCTGAAATAACGCTTCCCTTTTGGCCCATCGGGGCAGTTACTTATGTAAAGGTGGACGGCGTGGCCGACACCGAATACACCCTATTGAACGGACGCCTGACCCCTTCCGAGGAAGGCGATAAGCTGGAGGTAGTTTACGCTGCAGGCTGGAACACCAGCACGCCAAAGGACGTAATCCACGCAATCTACCAGCGGATTAAATTTGGCTTTGATTACGGCGACGACTTGCCGCAACCTATTCCGCGCTTTTTTGACCGGGTCCTATTTCGTTACAAGAACACACTGTGACGCTAGACCGCCGCATAACTCTCTACAGCCCAACCGTGAGCACCAACAACAGCGGGCAGGTACTGCGCTCCTTTTCGAGCGCTGGTACTTGCTATGCCATGTTGGTAATCAACGAAGCAGCGGGCACGGAGGCTTTTGTGTCGGACCAAATGCAGAGCAGCGCTACCGTAATATGGCGCGTGCGCTACCGGACGGACGTCCTGGGCAGCTGGGAGCTGGAATTCAACAGCCAGCGCTACGAGGTAATCAGCGCGCTGCCGGAAGGCCGCAAGCGCTACACGCTCATCAAGTGCAAACTCAAGGACAATGCCTAAGCAAAAGGGAATAGTTGGCCTTGACGAGCTCCGCAAGAAGCTGCAGAACGCACCGGAGAAAATCCGGCTGCAGGAACTATACGGTGCCCTCCGCCAGGAGGCTACCCCACTGCGCAACGCGGCGCGGGCTGCCGCTTATGAGGACGTTACCAAACCAGGAACGAAAGACCTCTTTAAGAGCATCAAGGTAACCCGCGCCCGCGTGAAGGTATGGCGTGACCAGATTGCTGTATGGATTGGCCCGGTACGAGTGCGCAACCGCAAGGGCGACGCGCAGGCGTACCCATTCATGCAACTGTACGGACGCCGGGCAACCGGAACCAATAAAGGCTACAAAGCAAAGGACTACATGGGCCAGGCCTGGGACCAGCTCGGCGCAGCTAGCCGGGCAAAGATTGACCGCATGGGCCGCAGTAAGTGGCAGCAACAACTAAGACGCGCGCTGCAGTGAACTACTTACAAATCATCCGCGACAAACTGGTAGCCGCTCAGGCGCTGCCGGTTTACGCTATGGCCGCGCCACAAGGCACGAAGGTAGATCACATTGTGCTACAGCTTGACTCGATCGACGTGACGGAAACCAAAGACGGCTACCGGATGCAGGCGGTAAATGCCGAGCTGTACATCTACCAGGCTTCCGCGGACAATGCGCAGACAACCTTACAAACCATCCGCACCTACCTGGCAGCGAATGGGAACAGTACGTATATCAGCGCCTGGATGACAAACGCGCAGAGCCTTTTTAACCAGGACGAGGAAACCGTACTTTTGATAGCCGACTTCACATTCACAATTAAAACTACATAAAATGGCCAGTATCTCAGGAACTGAGTACCGTCTTTTGCTCAGCACGGACGGCACCACCTACAAAGGGCTAGCTGATGAAACGGAGTGCAGCTTCGACATCACAGCAGAAACCCGCGAAACCACCAGCAAGGACAGCGCTGTATGGCGCACCTTCATCACCTCGGCAAAGACCTGGACCGCTTCCGGCTCCGCTTTGTTTGGTGACGACGACGCTACCAAGTGGAATGCTGACGAATTGATGCCTTTGGTAGGCACCACCGTCTACGTTAAGCTTACCCAAACGGCTGCGGGATCTACCACGCCAGCAACTGGAGAGGCTAACCTCACCGGGCAGGCTGTGTTTACTTCTTTCTCCGCTTCGCAGCCGGACAAAGACAACGGAACCTACACCTTCCAGCTGCAAGGCGCTGGGGCATTAACTCAAGGCACGAACTAAAATGGAAAAGGGGCAAAAATTCGCGCTGGGGGCGGCGCTTTTATTTGAGGAAATCACTGGCAAGCGCTTGGCCGAGATAGGTGATGGTTTAGGATTAAGGGACACCATTGCGCTGATCTATGCTCAACGCTTTTGGAATATCGAAGGTCGGCCAACGCTTGCACAGTTTACCGAAGAGATGAGCGCAGAACCCGTAGAGGCCCTCCCGGCGTTACTCAACGCCCCTTTTTTCCCCAAGGAGGTCCAGTAGAAATGCTGGGCCTCCTGATTGGGAGGATTGGGATGAGCAAAGCCGAAGCTGTAACCTTGACTTCTGAAGAGGTCGAAGCTATAGTGAAGGCCTATAACGAGGGCGAGATGGACGCCTGGCGCCGCACCAGGTGGCTGGCTACAATAGTGGCCAACTTCAGCGGCAACGCGAAGAAGGGAGGTATCAAACCTACCGACTTCTTTAAGTTTGAAGACGAAAAGAAAAAGAGCTCCGGCATCGAGGAACTATTTAAAATAGCAGTAAAAAATGGCTGATCAAATTATTTCGCGTTTACTGCTAGGCCTTGACACGCGGGAATTCAGGAACGGCATCCGTAACGCGGACCGGGACCTTGAACAGTTTGGAAAGAATGTAAAAAACATCGGGAACATTATTGGCGCCAGCTTTGCTGTTGGTGTTATTCAAGATTTCACGATGGAAGCCGTAAAGCTCGGCGACCAACTGAGCGCGGCAACCAAAGGCTTTGAACGCTTTGGCTCCGCTGCCGACCTTGAAAAGCTGAAGACCTCCACCAAAGGAATGGTTTCCGAGGTGCAGCTCCTGCAGCAAGCGGTGCAAGCTGGCAACTTTGGTATACCAATCGAGGAACTTGGCAACCTATTCGCCTTCGCCCAGCAACGAGCAAAGGAAACCGGGCAAGAGGTCGACTACTTAACGCAGTCGATCGTTACCGGTATTGGCCGCAAATCGCCTTTGATTCTTGACAACCTTGGTATTTCTGCTGTACAGCTCCGCGAGAAACTGGGAGGCGTGAGCGCTGAGGCTGCAAGCATCGCAGACGTGACCAGGGCAGTGGCTTCGATTGCAAAGGAGCAGCTCGGAATTATGGGCGATGCAACCGTAAGCGCTACGGATCGCATCAAACAATATGAAACCCAGTGGCAAGACCTGAAGGCAAAACTAGGCCAAGATTTTGCCCCTGCTATTATTTCAATATTTGATACCATTGCTGCAGCAGCTGAAAGGATAAACGACTCAATAGGCGGCATAATCCAAACAGCGGCCCAAATAATAGATATTTTTTTCGGTGGTGGCGGTATGGACTTTTCCGAAACGCAGGCTACAGGAAAATACTTAAATAGAATAGGAGCCAAAAAAGGCCCCGACTACAAGCAGCAATACTTTAACGATACCGGCAATAAAAAAGCCAGTACCGACATAGAAAAAACTACTGCAGCAATAGGTGCACAAGCCACCGAGGTAAAAAAGGTAACTACCGCGCTGATTGATTACGGCGCAATCTTGGAACGCGTCGGCAGCATTAACACTCAGGTAGGTGAATTTTTCACTGATTTAAACGCTGATTTATTTAAAGGCACAATGACCTGGCTTCAGTATGAGGAAGCTATGGTAGACGCACTGGACACTACGCCCTTGGAAAACTTCATGACCTACCACCAGGACATGGAATCCGAAATCATTCCAGGTATTCAAAAGATAGTGACCAGTTACGACAAATTAAACAAGACCATAAGTGCCACCGCTTCGGTTATAGGCAACGTACTGCAGGCAAGCTTTGAGGCTGCCCTAGTAAACGGGGAGGATTTCTTTAAGGTGCTGCTAGACGGCCTTAAAAAGATGGCCATACGCTTGGCAGCAACTGCAGCCGCAGCCTTCGCTTTGTCCATAGCGCTAAAATCTATGGGCATTGGTAACGGCGCTAGCCTTGGCAATATCTTCAAGGTGGTAGGCGGACAAATGGGAATACCTGGACTTGGAGGCTCCAGCTTTAACCCAACCACCGGAGTAGTGGAAGGTGGCCTATTTGGTGGCCGCACTACTTTGCGCGGTAATGACATCTATTTAGCTAACAGCCGCAGCGGCTACGATCTAGGACGAATTGGCTAAGACGACTTTTGCATCCGGAACCACGGCGGCCCATACCTTCTACATCAAGGACTTGGACGGTGCCAGTTACACGCCCATTACCTTCCACGTCTTTGACTGGTCCGTCCAGTATGTAGCACTTGACGCCTACCAGCCCGGACTAGTGCCCAGCACTTGCCGCCTGGAGGTATTGGTAGGTGCCAGGGACAGCGCTACGGGACCACTGTACGACCTGATGGCCGACAGCACCGGGCGCTACGTTATTGAAATACAAAAGGCAGGACCGCTCGACTTATGGCGTGGCTTCATCCAGCCGGAACTGTGCAGCGTGGAACTAATCAACGGGCAGCGCGTGCTGCGATTAGAGGCTGCCGATGGCTTTGCCTACTTAGATGTACCTACCAGCCGCCTGGCTTCCGGTGGCGTGGCTTCCGGTTTGGTCCCTTTCACGGACCAAATAGCTGATATTTTCTCTTACTTCCGTTTCTTCGAGCTGTACCGCAATTTTGTAATATCGGCAGTAATGCGCGGCTTTACTGCAAAAGGAAGCAGCCCCCAACCAACTGGAGGCGAAGGACTGTACTACTCCGGCTGCATTATGGAAAATTGGCAGTACACGCTGACCAATTCGCAAAAGAACTTTAGAACATGCCGCGAGGTATTGGATGACATTTGTACCAGCTTTGGACTGCAAATGTTCCAGGTGCAAGGCTATGTAGCCTTCCGAGCTATCTACGACGACAACCCTGCGAGCTGGTTTGAATACGATTTCCAAGGTGACCAGGTGAGCTCCGTTATGCTTGGAGGCACTACCACAATCGCGGCAATCGCTGGAGGATTGGAAATGAACAAGGCAGCGGTCCGTGAGTGGTGGGTGGAGCACGCAATCCTATCGCCGCAAATTGTTGGCATTGATAACGTGGCAGCGCGCCGGGACCACGATTGGGTGGGGCAGGCAATACCTACCGGCAGCAACCACCTCAACTTTTGGCTAGACGTGGATTTCACCGTAACAGTGCCCGCCTACTACGGAACGCACAACGTGACCTTCCGCGCAGATTACACCTGGCAGTTTGGTGCCTACTATTGGAACGGTACAGCTTGGACACTCACGCCCTCCTATGTAAGCCACAGCTTTAACGACAGCATCAGCAACCCGGACCCTGGGCCTATTGAGGTGAACGTAGTGCACTCGATTGCCAACAATACAAGCACGGCTACTTTGCCAAACATAGGACCGAACTCGGTCTATTTAACTGTAGAAATCACGCGCACCGCTGGGCCAGCTTTGACTATTGATACCGAATTTGCTGATTACCGACTGGAGTACCACACCGCTAGCAATGATAATTTGCTGTACCTGGTAGACAACAAGAGCAAGCGCATAGGTGAGCGCCGGGACAGCACCACGCTGCTAGGGGACAAGTACGTCAACAACCCCAGCCTTTTTCCAACAGCCAACGAGCTGCGGATATACACAAACACCGGGCGCACTACCAACGTAGGCAATGGGCTTTGGGGAGACGATAAGCACCCTATTATTTATGCGGTGTACTATCTTTTGGTTTCCAAGTTGGCAGTACCTCGGCAATACTACGAACTTGAGACCGCTGCCCAAGTTTACGACTATAGCCGCCGTATTAACTTTGGCGGAGTTTACTACCGAATGGTTAATCTGACCATAGAAGAGGATCGCAGCCAAACCACACTTTTGCAAATTGCAACGGACGAACCCACGCCGTAACGTATTTAATATCTTTGACCTATGCGCCCAGACATTTTTTTAGCCACCATCGGACGCGGTTCCAACGGCTCCAACGCACTGGAGGTTACCGAAGACCGCGCGGCAGTTACCGCGGAAAGCCAAGACAACATAATTAACCGCGTTAACAACGTGAGCCAGTACGGCCCTTCCTGGCATTATGTGCCCGGTATTGGCGTGGCTGGGACTGCCTATGCCGAGGTGCCAGGGACCGCTTTAGGTGACCTTGCATTTACACGCGCTAGCTCAAAGACCCGGACAAACGCCGCCGGAGTGGTGGAAACCATCGGCAACAACGTGCCGCCGCATGACTACAGAAATGCAGACGGTACACTTTCTACCTTCCCGCGTCTGAACTTGGAGCCGCAGCGGACTAATTTGTTGACGTGGTCGGAGGATTTATCGAATGCCGCTTGGACAAAAATTGCCTCATCTATTTTATCCAATGTTACTACTGCGCCAACTGGTACACTCACGGCAGATAAGCTGGTTGAGGATAGTGCAAATACATCGCATACTTTATTTCAATCAGTTTCTATTTCTACATCAACCAACTACGTTTATAGTGTATATCTGAAAGCTGCTGAACGATTTAGATTTAGGATTCGTTTTACTGGATTTAGCGGAGCGCAAGATGCATCAGTTAATCTAAACACACAAACAACAACCCTTGGAACATTAACGAGCGCTGGTAACGGCTGGTTCCGTTTTGCTTGGTCAGTAAATAGCGGAACTGGTTTTAGTTCAACACTTGTAGCAATTACACTACAAGACGAATCTGGCAACAGTAACTATTTAGGTAACGGAACAAGTGGTGCTTTTATCTGGGGCGCACAACTTGAAGCTGGAGCCTACCCAACCACCTACATCCCAACAACAACGGCAGCGGTGACAAGGATTGCGGACATAGCAACCAAATCAGGAGTTTCTTCGCTTATTGGACAATCGGCTGGGGCAATGTTTGCGGAAATTAATTTGACAAATTTATCTTTACCAAAAGCTATTTTTGGTACAAGCGATGGGACGCTAAGCAATAGAATTATTTTATCTTTTGCTACATCTACAAGCTTTACCCTTACTGTTCGAAATGGTGGCACAAATTTAGATTTTGGAGTAACAATTCCAACAATACCAACTACTGGAGGTTTATATAAAGTGGCAATAGCTTATGCAGCTAATAACTACGCAGTAGCAATTAACGGCACTTTGTACACTGTAACAAGTCCAGCTTCAGTTTCTGCAACAAACTCTATTTTGGTTGGTCAAAATGGAGGAGGTGCAAACATACCTTTAGACGGTATCAACCAAGCTGCACTATTTTTAACCCGTCTACCAAACGCCACGCTTGCACAAATGACCACGTTATGAGCACTTGGAAGAAATACGAATTTACCGCCACGGCCTGGGGCACTTTAAAGAAGACCATACAGGTAACGACTGAGGAAGGCACAGCCTGGGACAGCGAAAAGGTGGCCGGAGTTATTGAAATGGGCAAACTGTGCAAGGCCTGGACCACAAACGCCGAAGGTGAGCAGGTTTGTAGCTCCTACAGTACACGGCTTTCCGTTGACATAGTATGGAACGTGGAGCCATTGGCTGGCTTTGCCGCTTACGAGGTGAACCCACCAGCGGGCACGGAGGCAATGCAAATTTTAGGACAAGTTTGGGGGCAATGAGCGAAGACGGCATCCACGAAACCGCGAGGCTTTGGATATTGAGCCTTCTTAGCATCCTGGTAAGTAATTTACAGCTAGCGCTTGGCCTTACCTTGATGGCGATAAACATCGGCTATACTATTTGGAAATGGCGCCGGGACTACATCAACGAGAAACGCAATGCAAATAAGTGAGCACTTTACCCTGGCAGAGCTGACTAGATCGCAGACAGCCCAGCGCAAAGGCATAGGTAACATGCCTACACCGGAGCACGTGCAGAACCTGGAGCTGCTATGTAAGGAGGTTCTGGAGCCACTGCGCACGCTGTACGGCAAACCTATCCGCATAAGCAGCGGATATAGAAGCGCAGCCCTTAACAAGCTGGTAGGTGGCTCCGCTGCAAGCCACCACTGCAGCGGTATGGCGGTAGATATTGACCAGGGGAGCCCAGCGGAAAACATGCGCATCTTTAACCTACTAAAGGCATACGGTACCTTTACTCAACTAATCTTTGAGTTTGGTACCTTGGAGGCTGGGCCCGACTGGGTGCACGTTTCATACGAGAAAGACGAGCTCCACCGTGAAAAGCTGCGGGCGGTGAAGAACGGTAACAAAACGCAGTACCTCAAGTACAAATGACACAAGACGAAATAATCGTAACGGCTATTGCTTTTGTGGTAGGCCTGGTATTTAAGCGCCCCGGAGTAATCCAGGCAGCCTTTGACCGCTTGTTAAAAAAGAACAAATAAGCCGCCGCTAGGTGCTTGTTTGATAGGGGACTACGGTCCCCTTTTTAATTTTTGTTAAAATTTATTTGCACAAATCAAAACCGCGCCGTAGTATTGCCATGTAATCCTTAAACCTAATTACATGAAAACAACCCTTCAAACTGCCTGCGCCCTAGCCGTCGGCTTCGCCTGGCTTTACTTTTGCTTTTGGCTAGCATCATGATGAGCGCAGCCTTTTACGCAAAGCTGGCGCAATTCCATGCGCTGGGTTTCAATAGCACTAGGGCCCAGGCTCAGGCTATTGCTGAGATCACGGGGCAGAGCCCAACACGCATCTACCAGGTCCTTTTGTTCATCCGGGACCAGGAAGACATCATGAAGCTGATGGACGAAACTATAGACGTACTAAAAAATGCATAGTTTAGAAATCGCAGAGGGCCACCTCTCTAGAGTGGAGAATGCCCTCAACGCCATACACGGACGGCTTCGCGTAAGCAACCAACCAGCGGACCGGTATTATATGCTAATAGTCCAGGAGGCCACGCTGCGCGTGCAGAAGGCACGCCACGAGCTCACGCACCTCAATACTATAGAAATAGAGGCACAATGGTAGACCGCGAAAGAGTAGCCACAATGCTAGAAAGCGTAGAGCTAGGGGAAGAGGTAGCATCTTGGGTCTACGTCTGCCTAAAGGAAGAGCTGGACTTTTTGCAGGACTGCCTAGACGAACTAAAGCCACAAGTTATAGAAGAGGTGCGCAACTTCCCGGCAACGCATGGAGCGCTGCGCGTGGAGTACATGCCAGGCACCCGACGCTACAGCTTTGAGCACCTAGACGACTGGAAGGTCCTAAAGGGACAAATGGCGCACCTGGAAGGCCAGGCAAAGATGGCATACAGTGCCTACGAAAAAGGCCGCACGCTAGTAAACGACGAGACGGGAGAAATAGTCCCGCTTCCGTATGTAACGTACACAAAAGATACCGTAAAAGTAACAGTAAGAAAATGACACCCGACTACACAAAAGGCCACGACGTAGTGGTAACCGGACTAGCCCAGTGGGCTAAAATTACCGAGGCATCCGGACCCTCAGATATGAGCAAGAAGTACCAAATGGATCTAATCCTTTCTAAGGAGAGCATAGACGACCTAGCTAACCTAGGGGAGCGCGTTTACGCTGCCGTAGTGAAGGTGCAGAAGCGCAAAAAGGACAGCGAAGAGCTGGAGAAAGTGCCGCCATTTGTTACACTGAAAAGCCAAAACGCGCCCAATGTCTACACGCTGGACAAGAAAGAGTTCAAAGGCCTTATTGGTAATGACTCACTTATGAAGGTAAAAGGCACGCTAAAAGCCTATGAATACATGGGGAAAAAAGGCCTTTCTTTTTACATTAATGGCGCCATAATTTTGGACTTAAAAGAGTACAAAGGCTCCAGCGCCAACCTAGACGATTTATGGGAGGGAGTAGATGCAAAACAAGCGCCGATAAATGACTTACCATTCTAAGAAAAGTAAGCGCGGAGAAATCCGCGCACACTTAGACCTACTAGCAGAACTCTATGGCACTAAACGCAAAACAAAAGGGGAACAGATGGGAGCTAACTTGTGCCCATTTTCTGCAACCGATTTTTCCCAAGGTTGTGACTGCCCGCTCGACGGACAGAGCGGCAGACGCTGCCGGTTTGGATCTAGTCAAGACCGGTAACTGGGCCTTCCAGTGCAAGCACGTCGAAAGGGGACTTGACGTATTTAAGACGCTGGAGGGCATGCCAGCTACAACCCTAAACGTCGTACTATGGAAGAGAAACCGAAAAGGCGCAGTAGCCGTCTTAGAAATGCAGACGATGCTGTCGCTTATATCGCAGCTGGAAAAGATGCAGACGAGCGCATCCGACGCAAATACCGATGTATTGCCCTAGGATTAATACCCAACGATTTCACCAACCGATTCTTCAACCATTTTGGATTTTTAGACAATGACAAAAACAAACAAAACGACGCCGCAAAGTATTGGCGAACAGAACAGCGCGACCCTAGTAGATTTTGACTACACGGCGCTAGGTATTTTGATTAGCAGCTACAAGGCTAACGGCATCCACATAGCCAACGAGGAGAAATACTGGGAACTGTACGAAAAAGAACTTCAAATAGCCTTCAACAGTGGACGCGCTAGCGCTCTATCTGAGCTCACAAAGGGCTAAAGGCTACCCACTGCAAAACCTGGAGCGCTACTACACGGCGCTCCAGGCGGAGCGAGCCCAGGAAAAGCTACGGCTTGCAATAGCCGAGGACCGACTTAAAAGCTGCATGCTTTTTGTAATGCGCACCGGATGGTGGCAAATGTACCTACACGATCTGCAGATACACGATAGTAATTTCTTTCTACACTTCACACCCGAGGAAACGAGGGACAAATTCAACGAGATATGGCCACTTTGGAAGCCCTAGACGGCGTAAAAGACCACTACACTGCAGGTAGCCTACTACTTGCACAATTAAGCGCTAAGAGCGCTTTTTTTAGCGCTGGGCATTTCTACTATTTTGACGGCAAAAGTTACCAAATCCTAACCGAAGATGAAATACGTTTCGCAATCATTCACACGCTTAAGGAACGAGCCAGCACCACAAACGTGGGTTTCATTATCGACCGCCTACGCGTGGAGCTGGCAGCAGAGCCAAACCTCAAGCCTAACCTATTGGCGTTCACAGACGGAGTTTACGACCTGGAGCGCCAGTTACTGGTAAAGGACGTGGCGCAAATCCGGGAGCACCGTATTACCGGATTAATGCCCTTCACCTACAAACCCAAGGCAATGCCTGAGCGCTGGCTTCAGTTTTTAGATCAGGCCTTCGGAGGTGACGACGATAAGGAGCAGAAGGTACTGTTCCTCCAGGAGTGGTTCGGCTATTGCCTAAGCCGGAGCCTAAACTTCCACAAGGCCCTGGTGCTGTACGGCGATGGAGGCAACGGCAAGAGCGTGCTACTTGACACCTTGGCCGCCATGGTACCAAAGGTAACGCGGCTGGAGTGGTCCGAGTTTGGGGAGCAGCGAGGCCTTGAGCGCCTAGCCGACAGCTGGGTTAATTGTAGTACGGAAATCAGCTTCCGAGAGACCTCGGCAACGACTGGTATAAAGAAGGCCGTGGCCCAGGAGGTGCTGACGGCAAATCCTAAGTACAAGAAACCGTTTGACTTCACGCCTAGGGCCAAGCTGACATTTGCGACTAATGGGCTGCCGAACATAGACGATACCAGTAACGGAGTATTCCGGCGCCTGGTGGTACTGACCCTAAACAATAGCTTTGTTGGGCGTGAAGATTGGGAGCTGCAGGGCAAACTGTACAAAGAACTTCCAGGTATCTTTATTTGGGCAGTAAATGGCCTCCAGCGCTTAAAAGCGCAGAACCGATTCACGGACGTACCTAGTAACGTGGCGGAGCTGAAGGAGTATAGAGCTAGCGTTAACAGCCTGCAATCCTTTTACGAGGACGGCCTCGTAATGAAGCAGGACGAAGAGATGACCTTTAACCAATTCTACAACGCCTACTGCCTATACTGTACGGAGAGCAACAACCGACCATTTGCACGCAATAAGATGCGGGGCCTTATCAAGACGCTAGGCCTGCCCCTGGTGGTAGATAGGGCCCATGGTAACCAGCGCACAGTGAAAGCGGTTAACCACATTAACTACTTGGTTAACGACTTTTAAAAGTAGTTAACCAATGCGAACACCAGTAAACACTAGGGCTCTAGCCCATTTGGTTAACTACTTAATTACTTTTATATATAAATATATATATAGCATATAGTATCATGAAAAGTTTAGTACACATTAATGAAAGTAGTTAACCATTTTGAACCCATTAAATACCTAACATGCAGTACCTCAAGCACAAAGCCAAACCCACAAGGGTTAACTACTTTCAAGAAAACCTCTACAAAAGCAACAAATGGCGTAAGTTTAGAGCTGCTATCATAGCTCGGCGTGGTGGTGAGTGCGCATCATGCGGCGCTACACCAGAAGGAAAGCACCTTCACCTTGACCACATACAACCACTGCAGCAAGGTGGTGACCGATGGAACACCTTGAACATACAGATACTGTGCAGACAGTGCCACGGATCAAAGACCGCGGCCGAGGTTTGGGGGGTGGGGTCCAAACAATACACGAAGGAGCCCGATT